GGGGGTCCGATTGGCTGTCCTAAATGTAAGGACGGGACGTTGAAGAAGGCCATCTACAAGAGGCGCGACGGTGCAAGCGAGCGTCTCATGGGTTGCCCCGGTTGTCTGTTCCTGATCAAGGAGTTGGACATTGTGAACTATTTGGGGAACCACTCAGAACTCGAAGTCGAGGCTGGAGTCTGAGATGGCGTTTATGAAGCACGCAAAAGCGATGGTGGTTCATCCACGCACAAATCCTGCTTCTTGGGATAGCTGCTCTTTCAACAAGGCTGCTTCTTCTGGAGCGTCTCGTGACTTGTCCGCTCAAGCCAGTGAAATCCTGGGCACAGCTTTCAACCCAGACCAGTACCTGCTCACACACTGCACCATCGTCGGCTCAGTGGAAGTGGACCCAGTTCCTGGGGCCAAGCTGGGTGCCGTGAAGGTTGGCAGCAAGACCATTGACCGCAAGTACGGGGACTTTTACATCAAGCCTGAATCATCAGCGATGGTGAATAACAACGGGGACTCCTGGAGTCGTGCCGTTCTGTTGAAGTCCTACCGCACCTTTATTGGGGCGCATAACTTCCAGGAGCATGTGCAGATCGAGGAGCAGTCCAAGGGCCGCATCATCGACGCCGTTGCTCGTGATGTTGGAAGCTCTCTTTACATCGACATCCTGGTGGCTACTGACCGCAAGCACGCTGCCTTGGTGCAAGACATCGAAAGCGGAAAGATTGCCACCCTTTCAATGGGCTGCACCACCGACTTCACGATCTGCTCAAACTGCGGGCACGTCGCGGCTGATGAAACTGAACTCTGTGACCACATCCGGTATGCAAAGCTCAACACGTTCATGGATGACCAGGGGAACAAGCGGGTCATCGCAGAGCTTTGCGGGCACTCAGACTACGACGACGTTGGCGGCGTTCAGTTCATCGAAGCCTCTTGGGTAGCTACCCCTGCCTTTTCTGGTGCCGTGATGCGGAACATCCTGAGTCCCTCAGAGGCCACAGCCCAAACAAAGCAGTTGGAAGAGGTGCTTTCGACACCCCCTCAGCAGTGGTCTGAAGACTCTGTGGCAAAGGCCGCATCGACGGTTCATGCGTTTGATTTCGGAGGCGGCGGCGAAGAAGGCGGCGAAGAAGAAAAGCCTGAAAAGCCGACAGATCCCTTCTCCGCACTGGAGGAGAGCCTCTACGACATGGTCAAGAAGCGCGTGCAAGACCGCCTTGAGAAAGACATGTCAGGGGCCAACGTGGAAGAGGCGCTGGATCACCCAGGTTCGCCCTCTACTTGGCCCAACGACACCCTTCAAAAAGAGGGCATGGCTGCCCGGTACAAGACCGCCATCCAGACGGTTGTGCGGGTAGCCTCCTCTGACGCAGCCCTTGTTGATGGGGTTGCGGCTGTCAATGCTTCCTACGGAGTCAAAATCGGACGGGATATTTACCGTGCTGTTTTGGCTGCTGGATCCCCTTCGAGCCATTCTGACTTGAAGTCCTTTCTGTCTGCTTGTCGTTCTGCGGCTGGTAGGCAGATGTCCCCTGCCGAAGTTCGGGTTGCAATCCGAGTCGGCTATCTGCTTTCCCGACAGGAAAGCAAACCCACTCAAACTGTTACCTGAACACCTAAGGAGTCCGACATGAGTCGTGAACGAATGACCTGGAATGAGGGGACCACCGAGGTCCCCGTCGATGACAAGCAAGCCGCTGAGGCTCCCGCTACCCCTGGCGAGGGACCTGCCAGCCCTGCATACAAGGAAGATCCTGCCCAGGATGCCTATGCCAAGGGTGATACTTCCTCGTGGGCCGAGGACCCGAATCCCCCGCCGTACTCAAATGGCGAGGCTCCTGCGGTTCCCAGTGAGAAGCAGGCGGCAGACGTTTTGGAGCGCAAGGCAGCCAAGTGCATTCGTCTTGCCACCGCCATGCTTGGTGGAGATGCTTCCGTGGAAGCCATTGAGGACCAAGCTCTTGCTTTCATGGACATGGATGATTCCGCTATCGGTTCTTCTTTGAGCCGTCTTGCAGAAGACGAGGAGGAGAAGGGGGCCGAAGCAGAGGCCGCCAAGACCATCCAGGAAGACAAGGAGCACGCTGCCGAGGCAAAGAAGGCCGATGATTCGGCTGACGAGGCCATTGACGACGACGATGCCAAGGCTGCGGAAGCGGATCTGGCGAAGGAGTCCTCCGAGAAGACGGGCTACGAGGATCGTCTTGCCAACATCGAGAACGCTCTGCGGTCCCTGGTTCCTGATGCCTTCCCTACCAAGGAGGCTCTCCAAGTCGCCCCAATGGGGGACGACGAGGAAGCCTTCACGATGCCGATGGATGAGGACGAGGCTATGCTCGACGTCATGCTCGCTGAAGAGGGCATGAGTGATGACCCCGAAGCCATGCTGGCCGCTATGCTGGCTGAAGAAGACGATGCCGAGGCTTTCACCACAGACCCTGGACAAGCGGGCACGATGTCTGCTGACCCCGGTGAGGGTGAGGGCATGGGCGATGACCTCCTTGTTGAGGATGTCGCTGTTGCCGACCCCGAGGTCGTGATGGTTGAGGACATGGTGGCTGACCCGATGGGCGTCATGGCTCGTGAACTGGACGCGAAGGACAGCGAGATGCTTGCTGTGCTTTTCGGCAAGGGCGCGGCTGAGGACAAGGAGGAGAAGGAGGATCACGATGAGGGTGCCGTCAAGGATGACGAGGATCACATCGAGGACCTCGAAGAAGACAAGGACGAGGAGGAGAAGGACCTGAAGAAGGAAGAGAAGAAGGCCGCTCAGAACCCGCAGCCCAAGAAGGCCAGCACAGGCGCGAAGCGTCTGGGTGGTGTCTCGAAGGAAGCGGCCTCTGAGGTCAGCAACCTCTCTTCGCTTTGGGAATCCGCTCCTGATGTGAGTCGGTTCTTCAACTAAACCAACAACCTTTCCCCTGAGCATGGAGGGCAACTTTCACGCTCAGGGGGTCCAGGGTTTCTCCCCAACGGGACATAAGAGACCTTCGGTTCAATAGATACTTGATACACCGTCTTATAGTTAGACGGTTTGCGTCTGGCTGAAAGGCATTCTGCCCAACAGTCGTCTTTACACCCCCTTCCTGTAAACAGGGAGCACGGCAGGAGAATAATCATGCCTTTGCTTGGACAGGCGAGTGGTGGGTGGACCGAGTCATCCTCGGCGCTTCGCATTCTCAATCTGGGAATCCGAAACTCCGTGGGCGTTCTCTCGAACGACTCTTTCACTCAGACCAACCCGCCAGTAGTTACTGCGACCTCATCCATTAGTTCCAATGTGGACACCAGCGTTCTTGGTGCTCTCAGCGGTTCTGTGGCAATGACCCGACCCGATGCGGGCGTCAACTTCATCGGCCCCAACGCCGAAGGTGTTGGTGCAGCGAACGAACTGTTCGTGATGGCGCTCGGTATCTTCATCAACGACGCTGTGGGCAACGCCTACGAGAACACTCCGGGTCCCGCGAGTGGCAAGGGTCCGTATGTTTCCGGTCAGGGAACCTACGCTTCCGCGCTGTTCGAGACTCAGTTCTTGGCTGCTTCTGGTGCTGGTGGCGCTACTGGCGACACGATCACCTGGACAACTGGGATGCGGATGATTGTTTCCCGGAACAGTTATCTCATGCCTCTTTGGGACATTGTCAACGGTGGCACCTTCGCCAACGCTGGCAACAATGCTGATGTCGAGCACGGCCATGCTGCCGGAACCGAGACACAGATTGCCCTCCTCAAGATGCCCGCTGATGCCGTTCAACCTGAAATCGTCTTTGACCTTCGCGTCTGATAAAGGAGACTGAAATGACTGTCGCAAACTCTGTGAAGCAAAAGCTGATCAGCGACTACATTGGTACTCCTCAGGGACGTGCCAAGCTCGCTGCTTCGATGACTCAACCCCTGCGGCTTCGCCGCGACTACATGGCTGTGGGACGTAAGACGTTCCTGGTCGAGCAGTTGCCGGACGGTGCCCTGCCGATCTATGACAAGGACCCGGATGTGACCGCGTATGTCGTGGGCGAGGAAGGCGAGAACATTCTTGCCATCACCAAGCCCAGGCGTGTGATCTTCCCCTTGTTCGAGATCGCCTCGAATCCTGAGATCCCGCTGACTCAGATCAAGGAGCGTCGTTTCGATCTCATCGAACGCGCCCAGGATCTGGCTCGCGCTCAGATTCAGGCTGCCGAAGATGAGCGTGTGTTCGCTGTCCTCGATGCTATCGCAACCACTGGTTTCGATTCCATCGCTGGCGGTACGAACCCCGACACCCCGGTTGTTGCCCCGCTCAGCGGAGCCGTCCTCGCGGATGCCTTCTCGCTGATCGAGCGCCATGACCTTCGGGTTGCTCGTGTGTTCATGAACGCTCGTGACTACTCGGACCTCCGCAAGTTCGGTCGGGACATCCTCGACATCGAGACTCAGCGCGAGTTGCTGAAGACCGGTCTGATGGGAACCCTCTGGGGTGCTCAGATCATCGTCAGCCGCCTCGTGCCCGTCGGCACCGTGTATGTGTGCTGCGAGCCTGAGATGTTCGGTCGTATCCCCGTCCGTACTGAGTTGACCGTTCTTTCCGCAGATGACCCGAAGGCTCGCACCATCGGCTTCTCCTGCTTCGAGAACCTGGGACTCGGTGCCTACAACCCTCGTGGTTTGGCCCGACTGACCATCACTCGGTAGTCCGTAGTCGGTAACGACACCTGAAACCCCCGGTTGGTTCTGCCAGCCGGGGGTTTCTTGCGTTTAGGGGGTTCCTGTCTCCTGGTTTTCCCGTAGAGATAATAGAAGGGGCACAGTCCCGGACAGGTTGTAAGGGTTGAGGGCGATCAAGACCCGTTGACCAATAGGCGATACCCTGCCTGTCCAAAACTTGAGAAGGTCTGAGGCCACAAGCCTCGGGCCTTTTTTGTTTCCCGGTAGTGTGTTGATACTCGCTGGGGAGTAACCCTTCTGGAGACTTGTCATGTCAGAACCAACCGCACGCCACAGACTCCTTCGTCTTGCCTCCACCCTTCCGAAAGGAAGCGAGGAACGTGCGGAGGTCCTTTCTGTCCTTGCGAAGAAGGATCTCCCGGAGGAACTGAAGAAGCATCAGTTCACGGAAGAGGACAACCCTAATCCCAAGGGCAACGACAAGGACGGCGACGGTGAGACGGGCGAGGCGAGTCCCGTCCCAAAGAAGGAAGCCGGTTGTGACTCCCCCAAACTTCCCGATGCGCTGAAGGAACAGTGCAAGAAGAAGGAGGAGGCCAAGGAGTCTGGCGACAAGGACAGTGACAAGAAGGCCGAGAGCCAGGGCAGGGCAGCTTCTGAGGCGACCCTTCGTAAGGGCCTCATCCGCATGGCTTTCGAGATGCCCAAGGGTAGCGACGAGCGCAGGAAGATTCTCGAAGTGCTCCAGGGCTGATGAAGACACCGTCCCCAGCAAGGGTGGCTACACGACACCTCTTGGTTCAGGAGGCGCGGCACCGCTATGCAGCGGCTCTTCCAGATGAGCCAGTGGTGGGTGACATCCTCTACTCGAACTGGGGGTACGACCAGACCAACATCGACTACTACCAGATTCTCAAGACCACTCCGAAGCAAGTCGTGATCAAGCAACTCCTCCACAAGGTTGTGAGTACGGGTCGCACTGATGAGAAGATCATTCCCCTCAAGGGGAAGTTCGATTCGAGAGGGAAGACTCTCCGCAGAAAGTGGCGTCCTGGCTATAACGGCGGCATTGCGGTGAGCATCAACTCCTACTCCAGTGCGTATAGCTGGGACGGTCGTCCTAAAAGCCAAACAATGGCCGGGTTCGGCCACTGACAACAACCCCCTCTTGGGTAGTGTGCTCACTCGGAGGGTGTGGTGCTCGTAGCGGTTTCAGGGACAATCGGCGTTGGCAAGTCCACTCTCTGCGCGAGGCTTGCCGGTGAGACTGGTTTCTCTCTGATTCCAGAGCCAGTAGGGTCGAACCCGTACCTCGGGGACTTCTACAAAGACCCTTCACGTTGGGCGTTCACGGCCCAGATTTTCATGATCACTGACCGTTTCCGTCGGCAGCGGCATCTCGGTCGGCAAGAGGGCTATCTCCTGGACCGTTGTCTCCATGAGGACTGGGTGTTTGCCCAGGTGCTTCACGAGATGGGCCACTTATCAGACCGGGAATGGGCCACTTACTTGGGCTTGTACGAGTCCCTGATTCAGGTAGCCCCAGTTCCTGATGCGGTGGTGTACCTTCGAGTTACCCCGGAAACCGCTCTTCGTCGGATTGGGTCCAGGGGGCGTGGCTCGGAGTCAGCCATCTCGTTGAGCTACCTCTCCCATCTTCACCGGGTCTACGAGGAATGGGCTGAGACCATGGCTGCCACAACGACCGTTATGACATTGGATTGGGGTTCTTACGGGGATGCCGCTGGCATTGCGGAGCGGTTGTTCCCTACCGCAAAGAGGGAGGCACCTCAAGATTTGATGCTTCCATGACCGTCCATTCGGGGTCCTCGAACGGTTTGTATTGGAACATCTGAATCAGGGGCGCGTCAGCCTCAGCGACCCACTTGTACATCTCGTCGTCATAGAGGGCTTGGGGGTCTTTGATCCAAGAAGCTGGACGATGGGAGGCCCGGTTTTGCGCGGTCACCTCATTGACCTGTTCGAGGTCGAGGTTCATCACTGAGGCCAACCCTTCATAAAGGGTGGACGTGTTGAGGAACAAGTCAGGTCGTGGGGGCCTGCCGTAGCAGAAGCGGAAAGCCCAGCTACAAAGCCCCAAACCAGATGAAAGGTAGTCGGCTTCAGCACCGTGGTGCAGGTGCGGGTCTGGGTCCCAAATCAATGGAAAGGGGTCCGGCATCTCTTCGACATCCAGGGCATGAGTCATCCCGTATAGGAAGTCTTTGAACTCGGAGGAGCCGTTGCCCATGAGCTTGACGTTTTTCTGCTGCTGTTCGGAAGGGTACGCCCCTGAGATTGCCATGTTGTAAAGGGAGGCGTACCAGGACCAGGGATCTCGAACCGTTCCAAACAATGCCCGCCCCTTGAGCGCAGAAGACGGGATGGACTCGGCCTTGCCGTGCCGCTTGAGGTGGTTGATTTGGCCGAAGCCTGTCCCAAGATGCCTCAAGACCCGGTAGACGGACATGCCACCCGTTTTGGGCATGTGCCAGTAGGCGAGGTTGTGTGTGTGGAAGAGGGACACTTATGCGCCTTCGGTCCTGTACCGCTGAACCAAGGATTCCACGGGAGTTTCCTTTCCGTCGTCGTCTTCCCCAAGGAAGTCCTCTACGTCGAACTCCTCTGCTTCAAGCTCCTCGGCTTCATCCTCATCAGCAGTTTCCTCATCAGCAGTTCGCACCCCTTCGAGAAGGGCGTCTACTTCGTCCATGTCATCCAGGAGGTCTGATTCAGGCTCTTCGGGTTCCGGGTTCATGGCAGCCTTGAGGACGGCAATCGTCTCTTGGTTGCCTCCCATGACTTGATACTTGGTGTGGTCATTGAGCTTCGTGACGTCGATTCCGTGAACGAGGTGAGGCTCGGGATCTTCTTCAGGCTCTTCAGGAATGTCTTCGTCCGGGGACTGCAACCGGTCAGGTTCTTCAGGCTCTTCTGCTTCAGCGACCTCTGTTGTAAGGGCCTGTACTTCAGTCCAAGCAGCGATCTGTCCTTGAAGTCGGTCAGCGTGGCCCTGCAACTGCTTGAAGATGGCTTCCATCTGGGTGTCCAAGTCCTGGACTTGATCCAAGATCCCCGCCTCCTTCATAAGGGAGTCAACCTTGGCCTTACGGTCGGCTTGCACCGCTTTGAGTTGGTCCGGGAGAGCCTGAAGCTCGGCTTGCAGGGCCTGAACCTTCTCGGCAGCGGTTTGTTGGATGTCCATGTCAGCACCTTCCTGTCTTGATGAACGATACCCGCAGCCCGCTACTTCCGGTTCCCTCTACCGCTTCTGTTATGCGCCCCTGGTCATCTATGGCGATTGTGGGGTTGGCATAGGTGCCTGCTGTCACCGCCGTGTCCTCAAGGGTGAAGGTGGTTGTCCCAGCCCCATCGGTGATTTCAATCCCTGTTCCCTCTGTAAGGATGTTCGCTTCCGCAGCCGTGATTCGCCCTTGGGCATCCACGGTCACTTCTGCGTTTTGGTACGTTCCAGGTGTTACCGCTGTGTTTTCCAGGGATACCGTGACAGTAGTTCCAGCCCCTTCGTCAGTGATGTTTATGCCGGTGCCTTCTGTGAGCACACGCGCATTTGGAATGTCCCCATCAGCACTCAGGGTGACGTATTCAGCGTCCTCTGGAGCGCCCGATTCCCCTGCGGTTTCTCCGACGTACCGGAACCCCACGACGTAGGGGTCAAAAGCTGCCGGGGCAATGCCCGTTTCAGCCCAGAAGTCGTTGGAGATGAGCAACAGGCCGTTGGCGTAGTTCCAAACCCAGCCTACGGTTTTGTTATCCCCTACCCCTGTGGTACCTGCGGTGGTTGTGACGAGAACGCCTGCCGCATCGGGGTCACCGTCGTAGAGTTGGATGGCGTAGCCGTTTGAGGGAGCACCCCCTGAAGCACCACGAGGGACAAGCTGCGGGAGGAGCCAGTTCTTCAACTGGCTTGATGTGGGGTCTCCGTAGGTTTCGTATGAGCACCACGTTGAATCATTGGTTCCAGCCACGAGGGTGAGTCGAACTGCGTCAGTGGGATCTGAAAGATCCTGAATCAGAGTGGGGTTGGCTACGGCGTTTGCCTGAGCTTCCGCAAGATTCGCAGCGGTGAGGGACCGCAGCGTGGACATCTGAGTCCACACCTGCTCCGCGTCCATGATGAACGTGAAGGGGAAGAAGGTCTCGTACCAGACCGCCCCTGAGTTGGCGTCGATGACGCCAGCCTGGATGGCTTTGGTGGTGAGGTTGATTCTTTCTTGGTTGGTGAACCCCATGAGTTCCTCCTATGCAGGCCCGCACTCTGCTTGGAACACCGCCATTGCCCGTACAAAGGGCATTTCAGGTATCCGGTAGACAGTTCTATGGCGGTATCCCAGTTGGACGGACACCGAGAACACTCCCTGTTGGAAGCGTACCTTCAAGAGTGCGGGTCCTTCCCATTCTTCTGAGCGGTTGACTACCGCCTTCTCAATGCCCCTGAAGTCAGCGACGTCAAAGGTGTGCTCATCCACGCAGGTGTCGGAGGAGGCCACCGCCAAGCGAACCGTCTGGTCCTCCTGGTCTACGGAAATATGTACTGGTTCCGGGAAGTTAGCTGCCATCTTGCTCTCAGATAAGGGTGGTAATCATGGAGTTCAGTTTGATTCCAGCATTTACGATCTCGACCTCTACGAAGAACCCCGTCTCGCAAGTGAAGCCACCAAAGGTGGCATTGATGGTGTTTCCCGAAGAGGAGGCTTCCCTGATGTGGCCGTCTGTTACGCCGTCATCGAAGGTGGCGAAGTTGTAGAGGCCCCCATGCAAGAGAAGCGGGGGTGCTGCGGGACCTGTGTTTCCACCGTTGGACGAGGCTCTTCTTCGGATGTAGACCTTGAGGTTCTCGTTGGCGAGGTCGGTAGCCGCGTCCGATAGGAATGTGCCTGCGAAGTTGAAGGTGAGGCTGGCCCTGTTCGTGGCAGGGGAGGGGTCCACCATGGTTCGGTAGTAGGCTACGGGTGCCCCCATCGCGCTGTAGTCCGGTCCTCCAGGATTGAAGGTAGTCCAGTTCGACTGGTCTGCTTCGTTGGGTGCCAGAAGCTGGCCCCCGTAAACCATCGCCTCGCCAGCCACGAGTGCGTTGTTGGAGTTCCAGTTCCCTGGAGCCGTCCCTCCGTTGTAGCCGCTGTCTTGGCGATAGCTCTCATCATCGAAGTAGTCAGCGACATCTGTGGAAGTCTGGGTGTGGGTGTCGATGACGATGGAGTCCGTGGTGGAGAGCACAGTCCCACCATTGGCCCAGGTGTCTCTGGGAAACGCGGATGCAGTGCCTGTGGCTGTGGTTTCCCGGTAGCTGCCTGAGTTGATCGCCCAGTTAGTCTGGGTGTAGGTCACGCCATCCACGTTCTCATCGTTGGTCCAACCCCCAAAGTTCGCCGCACCTGTGCCGAAGGGAGACACATTGAGGGTTGGCAGCCCGAAATCAGACGCAGTGATGCGGAGATTCTGGCTTGTCCTGGATGTGTTGCGGTTTAGCTGGTCGATCCCAGTGACGGTAATGGTGAACTCAGAGCCGATGTCGTAGTACTCCAAGCCGGACAGGTACCGGGTGACAGTGCTGCCAGGGGTTTCTGCCAACGTGACCGTCCCGCTGATGGAGGGGGTGGTGGGGTTGGTGTCCAGGAACACGGCGGTTTGGGTGTAGGTGTAGGGGCCACTTCCGTCGGTAGCGGAGTCCGGCGTCATGATCACTTCGACGTTGTACCTGCCCCCGTCAAGCGCAGCCGCAGTAAGGACGTTCTCTACTGCGGCTGCCACGGACATCTTTGCTTTTTGGCGTGCCGGGTAGATCGGGTCATCAATGCCGTAGCTTGAAATGGTGACCACGATGAAGCCTGAAGCAGAGGTGTGGGTGGCGTTCGCATCCAGAACCGGCGTCGTGTAGGTGTCCAACACCGTGACCCCGTCGGCGTCGTATACGTTGATTTCCGCTGAAGCATCGCCTCCAAACCCAGTCGTCGTGGAGGACGTGGTGAAAGTTGCGGAACTCTGAAGGGATGTGGAGTGGTTCGACCCGGCCCAACCCCCGGTGGAGAAGGGCACACCTTCGCCTCCGTGGGGGGTGGAAATCCGGGTCGTGCTTCGAGAGATGCTTTCGGAGACCGACTGGTTGCCGTTGTCTCCGTCGTTCGTGTTCCAGTGGCTGTCGTAAGAGGGGGGTGGGAGTGGAGGAATGTAAACGGTAGCAACACCGCCTACGTCGAGGACTTCTACGTCCACGCCTACAAAGTTGATGGTGGTGAAGGTGCCTAAGGCAACGCCTTCACTCTCTACATCAACCCCCCCACCCCCCGACTCAAAACAGTCTACGCCTTCTTCTACGACCGCTGAGACCCCTGTGGCGGGGTCCTCTCCTTCCATCACTCCGTAGAGCATGATTGCGGGCGTGAGGATGGCGGGGATGGTGACGGTGTACTTGTACCGTCCCGTGTCTCCCGCAACAGCCGTCATGGCTGTCCCAGCGACAACAACTCCTTGTTTGTCCCCTACCGCGTCGAAGTAAAAGACTTCAATCGACGGGTTCAGGGGTGTGATGGGGTCCCCACTGCTGTCTACGAATAGCGCAGTAAAGGTGAAGGGGTCCCCAATGATTCCCTTAGCCATTGTTTACTCCTTGGGGTTCAACCGCAGGAGCCATTCCTTCTTCTCAACCCATTTTTCTCCGTCCCACACCATCCCGTTTAGTTCTTGCCCGATTTCGGGATTTGGCATGTCGAGAGGGAGCGGTAGCTGGACTACCTGGGGTTGAGAGACTGCAATCCCTGTTTTTGTGAAAGCCATGGAAACTCCTAAACCTGGGCCGCCCATAGCCTACCCATCGGGAATCATCGGGGGGTCTCGGTAGGCTCCCTATTCTCCCCACTAAGAGTGAGAGGGATGCCCCTGTGCGGCTTCGCCTCGGGTTCGCGTTGTGCTGTTGGGCTACTCCTTGCGCTTTTATCCCTCTACTGTGACCCACTTCCACTTCTTTGGAGTTACCCAAAATGGCTACTGAAACCGACAATGCTCTAATCCTCAAGAACGGCGCTGCTCGTACTATCGGTACTGCGGACATCCTCAAAGTCACGGGGGGTATCTCGACCGCTAATGAGGTGAAGGGCGGCTCCCTCGCCATCACCACCAACGCAGTCATCGGCGGGGACCTCCAGGTTCAGGGTTCGACCATCACCACCAACGCAGAGCACGTCGTCACTGGCGACAGTGTGTTCGAGTTGAACAACGGCTATCTCAACACTGGAACTATCAAGGCTGCTGGTTACGCTGCCACGATGCTGGCCGCCACTGGCGGTGGTACAGGTGACACCATCACCGGAGCCGTGTTCGTCGCAGGCACCACAGGCGTTGGAGCGGCAGACGCCCAGTTCTCCGTCGCGGGTGCAAACTTCGCAGGCATCCTGAAGAAGGGCGACATCTTCCAGCTTTCCAGCTTGACGGCTTTCCCCGGTAACAACGGCATGTTCGTTTGTGCCGCTGACCCAGGCAGCAACGCTGGAGACCCCGTCAAGATTTGCAGCACCGTAACCGCGCTCCCGGCCAACGCTGTTTGGTGTCAGAACCAGTTTGACGCGGGCACCGAAACCTCTGTTGATGCTGTCATTGTTCGAGGTACCGTCGTTGCACAGTTGGCTTCCGATGGTGTCGTCCACGATCTGGCTGGTGGTGTTATCCCCGCTGGCTCGTTCTGTACTGCTTACGCGGCAAACGCAGCCGTCAAGGTGGGCGGTGCTGCTGTCCCCGTTTCCCGTACTGAGTTTGCCTTCTCCCTCGTTGAGTCTGCTACCACCCTTCAGGACGCATACGACCTCGGCGCAGACGTCACCGTAGGTGCAGGCCGTCCTATCCAGTTCCTCTGCAACGCCACAGGCAACGCGGGATTTGAGGTCCTCGGGCAAGCTGACGGAGACGGAATCGTCAGGCTTGGTACCGCAGGCAAGTCGCTTCACCAACTCGTGATGTACAACCAGGGTGCTGCCAGTGGTTGGACCTCGGTTGGGCAGGACCTGACCATCGCAACCGACACCACCGGTACTCTGGCGCTGACTTCCGCTGGTATCCTGGACCTCAATGCAGGGGCTGCCTTCACGGTAGATGGTGCTGATACTTCCCACGTCATTATGGATGCCAATGCCGATGCCGCCAAGGCTCTCGACATCGAGGCCCACAATGCCAATGCGGGTGGTAGTGCGAAAGCCCATCTCAACTTCCTTGCGGACGACAACATCACGGCTGGGAGTATCGGCTTCGATGTCAACGCCTCTGGCGCAATCACCATGGATGGTGGTGCCAACTCCAACCTCAGCGTGGCTAACGACGACATCACCCTCACTCTGGGTGTGGCAGGCGGTGGTACGTCCCAGCTTATCGCGTCATCCGCTGGTGCGGGCACTGACGCTATTCGCCTCCTTGCCTCCGCTGGTGGCATCGACGTGGATGCTGAAGGCACGCTGACCTTGAACTCCAAGGCAGCCTCCAACTTCACCATGACGGCAAACGTTGCAGCGGATCGTGCCCTCGTCATCGCGGCAACCAACACGGACGCTGGCGGTGACGGTATCCTGGACCTCGACGGAGACATCATCACCATCGACTCCGGTGTGGGTGCAGTCAGCATCGACGCGGCGGCGGGAGCCAACCTTACGGCTACCACCGGCACGCTGACCGTGAAATCGACTGCTGGTGCGCTCACCCAAACAGCCGCGTTGAGTTCGACGTGGGGCATGAGTGCGAACACAGGGTCTCCTCAGACCCTGAACATCGAGGCGGGCAACGCCGATGCAGGTGCCGCGAATGTGGGACACCTGTACTTGAAGTCATACGACGGAGACGTCACTGTGGAGGCAGAGGAGGGAGTGGTCCTGCTGAAGACGGGCCACCTCGCAAATGGCACTGCGGGTGTAAAGGACCAAGCTCGGGTGATGATGCTGAGTGGCGCTGGAGCGGTCATCTACGCCGACAACACCACCATCTCCGGTAACGACGCTGTTGGTGTCATGTGCGATGACTCTGGAGGCAATGCCGGTGATCCTTGCCTCATGCTCATGCAGCAGGGCACCATCGCTGAAGTCCAGATGAAGGCGGCAACTTCCGCTGTTGCGGGTGCTCGCCTCTACCTCGATACTGATGGCCTGTGTGTCACCCAGTCCACAGTGGCTTCTGGCTCTACCGTCGTGCTGGTCGGTGTCGCGGTTGAAGCCTTTGCATCTGCGACACCCGGTTCCAAGGGCCTGTGCGTCTGGAATGGGCGTGCGATTGCCCAGATCCCGTAGGGATAGCAACTTAGGCTAAACACAAGGCCCGTCCGTCCTTCCAAGGGCGGGCGGGCCTTTGCTTTGGGGTGGCGGGTATGATTACCGAAGGAAGTTCTATGGCTACGAAAGCAACAGCAAGCCCTGCCTTTGAAACTCGGGTCCACATGGGCTTGGGCGAGGCGATTGAGCGTCTTATGCGGGTCGATAGCATGGCGGTTACCGGGTACGGCGGTAAACGCGAGGAACTCCTTGCAGAGCGCAAGCTCATCGTGGAAGCCCTGAATCAGCAGTACAAGCTGGACCTGGGCTTTGACTGCAACATGGACGGGATTCCTGACACCATCGAAATCTTCATGCAGACCGCTCAGACCTCGTGTTGTCGGATTCTGCCCATGGATGGCAAGAAGATTTCCTCGGGTAGGAAGTCCACGAGGAAGAAGGCTGCATCATCTAAGAAACCCGCTGCTCGCGGCACCAGGAAAAGGAAGAAGACATGACCCTTTCACAGTTGCTTATGGCGTTGCTCGCCGCCTACGGACTTTGCTTTGCCCTGGTCAACGACAAGGTTGCTTTTCTCACGAACCCGTTGAAAAAGCTCCCGCTGTTCCGGGACGCTGAGGATGGGGAGAACTTCTTTGGGCGGCTCTTGCGATGCCCCTATTGCACCGGGTTCCATGCCGGGTGGGTGGTTTGGCTTGTTTTCCACAGCCCTTCTTTCTTGGGGGATGCAGATGTAGCCCTCTCGCCCCTCATTTCGGGGGGTATCCTGTTCACATTCGCGTCTTGTACGTTCTGCTACATCGTTGATGTAGCAGCCCAGTGGTTCGAGGAAACATCGGCGTCGTGACCGGGAGTCCCCATGGCGATAACTACTAATGTCCAGTGCCCAGTTGAGGTGGTGGAAGGGGCCTCGTTTGGGGAGTATGCAAATGCCATCCGAATCATCCCTGACAGCGGGAATGATGTGCTGATGGATTTTTGCGTCTATTCAGCCCAGGACAACAAGGCCAGGGTGGTCGCACGAGTTCGGTTGGCGACCTCCATGCTCCGGGTGATTCGGGATCGGATCACCAGTGACTTGGAACCCGGTGAAGAGATTCCCCCGAATACGATCTTCTTGATGCCTGCTTTGACAGGGGACAACTAAGTGCCCATCGCTCGTGTAGCTTCTGCGGGCCGTTCCTTTGGAGCCTTTGTGGTCCCAGGCGCAACGGCTAACGGGGCTATCCGGGAAGGTGCTGCGGTTGCCCTCGTTGCAGACGGGGTGGACGCGGTCATTGAGGAATGCTCCGCGACCCAAAACGGAAACACGTTTGCAGGGTTCGCTGCGAAGGCCGTCGCTGACGGAGAACCTGTGGGGGTTGTTTCTTTTCGCGGCTCTACTACTGCCCCCATTGTGGAGGGCGGTGGTGCCTTTACGATAGGCGATGCCGTGTTCCTTTCCACCACTACGGGAGAAGTCACTCACACAGCCCCTACGGCGGCTGGAGTGGTCAGTCTTCACCTGGGGGTAGCGGTTTCTACCACCGAGTTGTTCATGAGTACCGATGCTCGGTACGGTATACCTGCCTGAGCGGTGGCTCGGGCTTTTTCGGGAGGCTTAGCATGATGGCAGCAGGATTCGAGAAGGGGGACTTCAAGCCCTACACGGCGATTACGAAGATCCATTTGGGCGCTTTGGAGACTGACATCCAGGAAGGAGAGACAGTTTTCTTTGACGGCACCACCATGAAACGAGGGAGTGATGAGGAAGAAATCACCACCCTTCGCGCTGCAATCAAGGTGGGCTGGCTTGTTCCCGAAGATGTCGAGGTAGGGGCCTATATTCCGCAGCCTGCGGACATCAAGATCCATGAAGCAGCCCCCAAGGACTCCAAGATTCGTGAAGCTCGCGCTCCCCTGACCATTCAGGACGAGGAGCGGGATGTCGGCACTGTCGCCAGTCGCGTAAGCCAAGGTGCTCCCACTGGAGCCATCGAGAAAGACGCAGATGATTCCCAGGTCGTGGGGCGCATGAAGAACAGCGCCAAGTCCACTCCTATCCGCATTGACGGCGAAGACCGCAAGGTGGTGAAGACTTTGGACAATGACGCACGCCCCATCGTTGAGCCGAAGCGGGTTGCTACGGGGGATGTGGACGAGGCTCTCGCCGGGGAAGAGCTTGTGGACTTGCTTCCTGACGCTGCCAATGCCGATGTTCCGAAGAAGGGTGTTTCCGGTGAAGGTCGTGGGGACGAGTCAGAACTCCGCGCCCAGGCTGTCACCGCTCGTGGTTCCTCCCGTGTGGGCGGGGCTGAGGACGGTGAGGTAGTAGGGTCTGTCAGCAAGACAACGGGAGCCACATCTTCGACAGCGGGTGAACTTTCGCCTGAAATCATCGAGGCCAAGCTCGAAGTGGTCCGTCAGTTCGTTCCAGGGTTTGATTGGGACATGAACAAGCAGTGGGCCAAGCGAGCAAAGCTGGCCGTGTCCAAGTACGGGGACAACCTTCCCGTCATCAACGCCATCCTCTCCATTGAGACTGAGGCGGTGCGTAAGGACATCATGAAGCGGCTCTACAAGGATTGAGTCGCGGTACCTTCCCGATAAGACCCGGATAGCTGAGTGCTGTCCGGTCTTGTCATTTGGAGGTTTGGTGACGCGCCCTTCTCCCATACGAGTAGCTGCTCGGTATGCCGACCTAAGCCCACCCTTGGGGTATCCGGGCGGGCCGTGCCATGTCATCCAGCGGATTCGGGAGGAGGTTCGGAACCCGGATCTCCAGGAGAAGCTCGTAGACAATGTCGAAGATGGGGAGAAGCTCTCCAACCCTGAAGCAGCCGCGATCTACGATCTGGAATCAGATCGGGGTGCCGGTCGTTTCAAGAAACTTCGCATTACGCCCCATGCCCAGTACCGCATGGACCAGCGTGGAATCATCGTCAATGAACTCCGCATCGCCCTGAAGTCTTTCCAAAAGGCGTGGGGCGATGACAAGTCTCGCCAGGGCTTCCGATGGAAGGCTTGGGAAGAAGAGATGGCTCGGGGGAAGCCCATCCGTTGGGAAGACCCTCAAATCAAGCTCGCCGTGGTCTTTGTGGTCAACCGTGACACCGCTACCCTTGTGACAGCGTACTGGGAGGGCCAGTCGGACCCGCGTCCAGAGGATGAGGATTCTTGCCCTGCGCGTATTGCTCATCGTTATGCCGCTCGTATTGCGGGTCTTTTCCAGCCTCCTAAGGAGATGGTCAAGGAGATTGGGGCTTGGGCACTTGCCCAAATAGCGGCCAACAAGATCGGTCTGATTCAGGGTGAGATCCGTAAGCTGAAGAGGCACCGGCAAGAGGAGTCCCCACGCTACGACGATCTTCGTCGGTCAATGAAAGCCCTTCATCGACTTCTTCCGTCTGGAAAGTCTCGGGAGTTGTTCAAGGCGTACCAGGACTTCTGGCAGCAAGCCTTGAACAACTTTGGCTACACCGGAATCCCCAAGCTGAAAATGCAGTCGTTCTCGGGCCTCAAGGACCCGAAGCGTCGGGACGACCTGACGCGCATCGCTCTCCAGGCGATTGAACACGCTGAGGAGCGCATAGAAGGATCTTTGAGCTACGGGGAGAGGGAAATCCCCAAGCAAGAAGCCCTCATCAAGGAGTTCAAGGCGTTTGCGAAGGCTGGCATCAAGCCGATGAAGGGGAATGAGGTCATTCAGGACTTCCGGGTCAATCTTGATGATTGGTATGTCGGCCATGAGGCCATCGAGAAGATTCAAGACCGGGAAGTCCAAGAGATACGGGAAATGATCGACCGCATGAAGGAGCGGTACGAGGAGAGGGGAGAGTCCCCAGATAAAGACCTCCAAAAGCTGTTCAATGACATGCTGGACCGTGCCCAGAAGAAGTGGAACAGCATCCCCGTCAAGCTCATGCAGAAGATCGATTCCAAGAGGTCTCGGGCTTACTGGCATCCGATGAGTCGCACGGTGGTCATCGAGGTTCCTGCCGGAAGCCATCCCGCGCAAGTGGAGAGGTCCTTGATGGTGGCTCTCATCCACGAGTTGAAGCACATGGGGCAGTCCCTCATGGAAGATTGGCTTGGAGGGAAGGATTTGATGCCACGAGGGCCTGGGCCAGGAAAGCCTTCTCGGCACATCACAACCCCTGAGTACCAGCAAGACCAAGAGCAGGCCCCAGCTAAAGGCGTCAGGCCCAAGAACCTTCACCATCTCGATGATGTGGAGTTCTACACCGACTTGGCCGATGCCCTCCGAAGAATGGGGAGGGAAATGGAGGACCTCGATAAACGGCGCAAGGAGTACGACAACCCTCCTCTTACAGGGGACGAGAAGAAGGCTGTCTTTACTCGTCAGATAGGCAACACCTCTGGATGGAAGCGCGAGTACGACGACTTGGTTCGGTACATTGACATGGACCCCTTCTTCCGCACCTTGAAGCAGCACGCCAAGCCCAAGTGGAAGAAAGCTGTTTCTGAGGGCTACAAGGAACTGTTCGGGAGTGGTTCGAGCATGGTTCGTCTTTCTTTTCGCACTCCGTTTGTCCCAGGCGTCCAGACATATGTCACGGAAGAGTCCGCGAAAGGGCTTCCCTCGGATAGCGACAGCCAAGAGCCTGATTCAGCAGCGGCTCTTCCAGGAAGCGCGGTACCTGGAGGCGCGGGTCGTGACATCGGCAAGTTTGAGTACAGCACCCCTTCTTCAGACTCCGACATCAAGCCCAGAACCCTCTCGGAACCCGGCGAAGATCGCGGCCATCCTACGAATGTCCTGAACAACTACATCACGCGACGGACTCTTACTTCAGAAGAGCGCCTCGTAGAAGCATGGGAGGCAGGCCCGCCTGGACCTGAGAGGCAGCACCGGCAAAAGCCCTCTGAGCAACGAAAGCAGAACCGTGAGGAGTACAAGCCCAACAGGAACCGTAAGAGGATGTTGGCCTTGAGGCGGTACAACCAGTTCTGCAAGAAAAACATGCGGTGCATGATGAAGCGGAAGATGTACCGGGACAACCCTCGTCGGTACAAGCGGCGTGCTCCCCAAGATAAGGCTCCTGGAAATAAGGAGGCCGGGGACATCATCCTTTATGACCAGGAGAACCCGGCAAACAACGAAATCAAGCATCCCGGCAAGGACGTCAACTATGACGCGGTAGGCCCTACCACTTACGAGTTTGCCCCGGATGAACGGGAGGGCGTTCCTCCTGGGCATGAGCTTCCCAGTAATGAGACAGACAATGTGCCTCCTGCTTCAAGCCGTGTGATTCCAGACTCCATGAAAGAAGAGCTTCGGGACAGCCTCACTTACATGAAGGCAGCCGCTACCATCGCCCAGATTATCGGCAATACGAGTTCCACGGTTGTGGGGCGGGCGCAGTCTGTGCGAATCAAGCCCTATAGGTTCAACCCGAAGAACGGTTTTTGGAGTTTCCATGCTTCAGGCTCGAAGGGTACCTACATCATCCGCGTCAAAGGCATCCGTAAAGGCAACGTGAAGAACCTGGAGAAAGCCCAGATCAAGGTGTCTTGCTCCTGTGGGTTCTTCAGGTGGCAAGGTCCAGAGCACTGGGCCAAAGCAAACCGGTACCTCTATGGCCGCCCTACTGGAAGTGCATCCAACCCCAAAGTCATGGACCCCAAAGGGCATCACTGGGCCTGCAAGCATGTCGTGGCCGCATTGAGGAAAGCTCGGGGTTGGAGGTTTAGCTCTCCTGAAACCCACCTGTGGGACATTGACGCAGAGGTTTTCCCTGATGTTGAGGCAACCTTGGCCTTCAGGGTTGCCGAGAGGTTTGCCCAAAGATCCAAGGGGTAAGGTAAGCCAGGAGTCTGGATGCCCATTTACTCGTACCAGTGTGAATCTGAATCCTGCGACTGGAGTGGGGACGTCATGCGTCCCATCTCCCAGTGCAGCGACCCGTATGCGTGCCCGGACTGCGAGAAATCCACGAAGAAGCTGGTGACTCAGGTTGGGGTTATCTTCAAGGGAGACGGTTGGGCCTCCAAGAACGGGCGCGTGGCGAAGCAGATGCAGGAGAAGAATCGTCGCTTGGCGGGTAAAGAGAACGAGATGAAGAGAGATGCTCCAGGCATGAGCCTTGCGCCCAATGTCGGAGGTGAACGGGTGGACTCATGGTCGGACGCAGCGAAGTTGGCGAAATCGAAGGGAAAGCAGACCGGTGGCTACGAAAAGCTCGCCCGCAAGGAAAAGCAGAAGTAGTCGTCACCACGCTTGCGAAGGGGGTCGCTGGAGTTTCCCTTTTCGTAGTTCTGCTGTCTGCGATTCTCAGCGTTGTGGCGGCCCGCTCAGCCAGTCGAATCATCAGGAGGCTTTCCGGGCAGTACGTTCCTCCGGTTCCTGAACCCGGCCCCAGAAAGCGCAAGGCTGATGTCATTGACGCTGAGTTCGAGGAAACCGGCGTCCGGTAGTTCGACTATCCCTCTGCTTTGAGTGGAGGTTCCATGCCCGTCACTCCCCGCCTCGTAGGCCGCCATGAAGGTATCGTAGACCTTGCGATCCGTAATGGGGCTGTGGCTACTGGTTACCGCTTGTCGGGAGCCATGAGCATCAACGCGGCGGCTGCGGGGGCTACTGCGATGGTCACTGTGGACAAGGGAGCCGTGTACCGCTCTCCCGCACTGGTCCGTAGCGGGGCTAATCGGGTCGAGGAGTCCAATAGCCACCTCACCCGAATCATGTATGCCCCGTCTGATTTTGCTGCGGCTACCATTCCAGGTGACGGGCAAATGGTGTTTCTCACCATTGAGGAACGGGAGCCTGCGGGCACGTTCCTGGCGGCTGGCCCCATCATGTGCGTTCCTCCCCCGCAGTTCTTTGCGGCGGGGCGTAGATCGATGACCTTGATTGGTAATGCTGTTGCGGTGGCAGGGCTTGCCAACAACCAGCCTCCTCCTGGAGCACTGCGCCTGACCCTCCCCAAGTACTCGGACAACATCCTTATTGAGTCCTTGGACACGGGAACATCAGGTGATGCCATGTTCATTTCTTTTGGTTCCGGGCTTCAAGAAGTCCAGATCGCAGCAGGAACCACTAAGGAGTTCGTAGAGCCAGGAGCATCCGAAATCTACATTCGGTGTGGTGCTACTGCTACTGCGGATTTCCAGATGGTCTGCAACATTGTCAACGGTCTTGAGTCATAGGGCTTCGGTAGAGAGTCGATAGCTCAATCTTATTGAAGGTCCAACCCTCTTCCTTCTTGGAGAAATCAAATGCCCTATATCTGTAAGATCCGCACCGACTTCTCGGACGGCACCCTCCAGGTCCTCGACCTGTGGCCCAATGCTTCCCAGCGAAGCGCAATCTACGACCCTATCGCCCAGACCAAGTATCTGAAGCGTGGTGAGTTCACTGGCGCTGGCCAGAATGCTGCCAATGGTCGTCCTACGACCATCACTGCTACTGCCCACGTCACGGGATACGACACTTACGGCCTTGCTGCCTACCTTTGCGATACCGTTACGGACAACGTGACCGGTGTGGGAATCACGGCTGCTATCGCCAACCTCGCTGCGGCAGGTGTTCGTGACAACCTTGTTGATGCGGGCGGTGTCATCAGTGACGTTACCGTTTCCAACGAACTCGTCGCAACCGCTGGCGCTGGTGCTGGTACCACCCTTCTCGGTGCCGGTCTGGCTTCGGTAGCCGATGTCCTCCAGATTCTCGCTGGTGGCTCCTACCTTCTCGCGTCCGGTTCGGCAGAGACCGTTGTTGTTACCTTGATGGGTAACGGTGCTTTCGTGGCTGGAACCTACCGCTGGACCTACGACACGGGTCCTTTGAAGATCAGCTTCGGTGAGGGTGACCTCTCCGAGATGATGGACGCAACTTTCGATCCGGTCGGTGATGGCACCACTGGTGCCGCTGTCGTCGTCTATGCAGACGACGGAACTGTTTACACGGGCTGAGGAGAGACCATGCCTTACGTTTGTATGATTCGTACCGACATTGATGACGGGACACTTCAGCTTCTCGACCTGTGGCCGAATACGTCGCTGTTGAACCCGATGAACATGCCTGCGGGCCAGACCAAGTACGTCCGACGCTGCGAGAACGATACTGTCGTCATCAATGCGGTCGGTGCCAACACGGTCACCGACGCTGCGTATGAGGGTGTGGCTGCTTACCTTCTCGACAACGTCGAGCAGGGCGGCCTTGCTGCGGGCACTGATTCGATGACCGCTCTCGAAGCCAATACGATTGCTGCTGCCATCGTTGCGGCGATGGATGCGGGCACGGCGATGGGCTTGGCGGCTGTGAACACTCTGATTGCGGCTACCGCTGCTAACTCGGAGCTTTCCAGTGCTGGCGGCTCGAACTCTACGGGTTCCTTGGCAGAGTTGCTTCAGGTCCTTGCTGGTGGGCAGTACTTGCTTCCCGCCGCATCGGCTGTGCAGGCTCCTACGGGAACCTTCAGCGGTCAGAATGGCTCCATCACGGCGAACTACTTCCGTCATTCCTACGACACTGGAGCTTTCAACATCAGCTTCAATGGCGGCGAACTCAGCGAACTGCTCGACGCTACTTACTCCTATGTGGGCGTAGCTGGAGCCGCAGTGGTCGTGTACACGGATGCTGGAGCGGTTTACGCCTGATCCTTCCGGGTAGGATGCAGAGGGTTGGACCTTCTTTGCATCTTCCGAAGATGCTTTTGAACCCCGAGTGGCCCGCCCACTCGGGGTTTCCCTTTTTGAGGACCTGATGGCAGAGCCGCAGTCGCACTACCGCACCAGCGACCTCTACTTTGCTGCTTACCTCAAGGTCGCTCAGGTGCCCCTGGTGGATGCCGTGCGAGAAGGGGACCGCGTATACTTCCTGTTTGAGGACCAGGGTCGGGCCATCATGCGGGAGTTGAAGCGCCAGTACTTCGCAGACGTTGCGAAGGTTCCCGCTATGAGCTTCGTGCAAGCAATCCGCACCATGAAGTCTATGACCTATGCAGAGCGTTAGTTCTCTTATGCAGTTGGAGTAACGGAGGTTCTACATGGGCGTCATCTTTACACCGGGAGAAACGCTTGGCCGGAACGACCTGGACATCTTCCTCTCGAACGCCTTCGGGAACCCCGTAAATGCGTTCAGCATTAGCTATGCGCTCTACTATGTAGACCCTGACACCTGCACTGAGGTTCTGATCGGGGACGCCGCCAGGGTGCCTGTGAACCCTGCTGTGGGAGAGTACTACGCCTCACTCCAGATTCCACCTAACGCCACACCCGGTGACTACCGCATCCGATGGCTGTTCCGGGAAACAGCTACCTCCACGGAAGAGGGCGCTATCCAGGAGTTCGGGGTCGTGGCTGATTCAGTGACCACTTCGGCTGCTTACAGTGATTGCATCACGGACCTCATCACCAAGATGCGGTTCATGACCAGGGACAACGACCCTGATCGCAACTACCGTTTCATGCCGCCTGAAGGAGAGGGGACAGTTGGTTGCTACAACCAAGTTTTTGGGTACATCTGGACGGATGAGGAGTTCGCGCAGTACCTGGAGATTGCCCTCTGGAAGTGGAACATGCACCCGCCAGAGACAGAGGAACTGTCCACCTTGGACAAACTCTGCGCTAACAAGGCTGTGTGGAAGGCCGCTATCCTTTGGGGCGGTTTGGTAAACGCAGCACAGGCACTTGCTTACAACTGGGTCGCTAACGAGTTCGATTACAGCATTGGGGGGATTTCCCTCTCCATCGAGAAATCCTCGAAGTACGAGAACCTGAAGCAGAACGCTGAAGACCAGTGGGACAAGCTCACCGAAGCAAAAGTCAGGACCACGAAGTACATGCGAGGACTTTCACAGCCTCGATTTGGTCGTGGGGTCCGTTCAGCTTTTGGCCCTTATGTGGGACGCGGAGTACTTTCGCCACGCAACTTCGTCTAAGGACACAAGGTCAGGGCTTTTCTTTGTTGGCGAGCTTTCTGGCGGCTGCGAGGATTTCCATGTCCTTGTAGTGCTCCCGCATCTCTCCCAGGCCGGTGCGGACATCTTCAGCAACACCTTCTAACTTCACGTTGGACTCTTGCATTTGGGCCGCGATGCCTGCTTTGCACTCGGCCATCATGTCGTGGCATTCCCTGGCCTCTGCCCGGTAGGCTTCAATGACCTGATCGTAGCGAGCGCGGATCTTCTCGATGCGCTCCTCGTGGCGGCTTTCGATGTCCTTTAGCTGGGCTTGGAAGCTCTCAACGAGCTTGTCCATCCGCTTTTGCATCCCGAAGTACAGGTAGACCAAGAAAGCCGAAAAGGCTCCAAGGGCACCGAAATCCAAGAGTTGGCTGATAAGCGTGTCGGTCATGTGGCTTCCAGAACGTGCGTCTTTCTATAAACGGACACCCTTATTGGCAGTCCATTGTGCGCCCCTCAACACAAGCCTCAGACAGGTGATTCCTAAGCCAAATCCTTTTGCGAGTCGAGGTTTTGGTCTTCCGCGAGGGGTTTTAGAATCTTGGAGGCTGCACCTTCCGGGGGAAGCCTTGAGGCGATGAGTTCGGGCAACGCAAGGGCACTCAAGGCACTTGTGACTTCATTGAAGGCACGTTTGTAGTCAGGCTCGAACCGCATCTCGGTCTTGCCCTCGTGCCCATGAATGGTCTGGATGTCCCCGACGCTGTCATAGAGGTTGACGGAGGGGTGCTCCGAAAGCCAGAAAAGGGCAACGCGACCGTTATCTGCCACAAACCCTTGGGCGATCCTGCCGGTCCCACTGATTCCTGACTCGTCTTCAACACGGTGAAGATAAAATATCTTCAAGGGAACCTCCGTTTTACGTCTTCATTCAGGGCTTGGGATAGGAAGGTCACCGCTTCAGGAAGCGGGCAGCCGTTTGCCATCCTTTTGCGGTGAGCCGATGTGGCTCTTTCTTGGTCACCCATCCCTTTTTCAAGGCATGGTCCAAGTAAGGCTGCTCATGAATCTGGTGGGAGGGAGAGTCATAGCCCGAGACATCCAGGTGGTGTCCCGGACGCAGGAGGTGGTCCCCCCACTTCACCAAGATGGAGCGCGTGTATTGGTCAATGAAGGTTTCTTCTGCCTTGGTACGCATCGGGACCCTCTCTGCGCGGTAACGTCCTTATCCCCGCCGTCAGATGTCAGGCGGGTAGCACTCATGCAGGAGGATTCACAGCATGGCAACTCAGAGTACCCGTAAGAAGACCACTTCGACCCCCACACCCCCGGTGGCCCCCGTGCCAACGGAAGAAGGGTTCGGGGACATCGCCCAAGAAGTTATGCACGGAGTCCAAACACTCCGCGCACAAACCAACAACCTTTTGCAGGAGATCGGGCGGGTGGAAATCCACAAGAACCGATTGACGCAAGAGGTTTACCGCCTCGACGAAGAAGCTACTCGCCTTCTCAAGGGAGAGGCTCAGCGGTTGGGAATCCCTGAGGGGACCCCGTGGCGCATGACTCCCGAAGGGAAGGCGATGGCTGTAAAGGAGTAGGCTATGGCTGCTGGTTGGGATCCCGCATCGGACCAGTTTCCGTGGCCTCCTATGAATGGTACGGCCATGTCGGCGTTCACGGGCACGGATACCGATCTCCGTTGGGATGACCCTTCGGAGATCAATACCGGCCCTGCTACGCCCACTACACGGGCCTCAGCCAGCATCACAGCCGTAGGCACTCCCGACATCCTGCGAGCCGCTACAGGTACCCTCACAGTCACTGGATCGGTGACTGTGGGGGACACCTTTGCTATTGCCGGGTACGTCGTCACTTCAGTGGCCGGGGCACCCACGGCAGCGGACCAGTTCGACGGATCGTCTGCGGACCCTGCTGTGGTGGGGGCCAATATCGCAACAGCGATCAATGATGGCACTATTGGGGGATGGGGCATCCTGGATGCCGTCGCCACAGCAGGCAGTGTTGCTCTTACCGCTGATGTCGCTGGCTCCGATGGAAACGACATCACCCTTTTCACTGCTTCAAGCCTGATCGGTCTGTCCGGGACGACTCTTACGGGTGGTGCAGATGCTGCAACTCTTACTATTGGGGACCAAGTACTGACGGCTTCTGATTCAAGAACCGCAGGGGGCATGGACTTTGAAGTAGGCCCCAGTAACTTCGACACGGCGTCTTCGATTTCCGATGCCGTGAATGATTCCGCTAACACTCTCGGGTTCGTCACTGCCTCCCTGGACGGAGACATTGTGACCCTCTCTGCGTTCCATGACGGGATCCTTGGGGATGGCATCAAGCTCGAAACTGATTCCAATGCCCTTACCTTGTCTGACTCCCAGACCAGTGGGGGGGTGGGCACCCCTTGCCCTGGCAAGTCCAACACTATTTGGACCATCCTTGGGGTGAACGTCTACCGTTCAGACACGGGAGAGCGGGGACCTTATTTCCGGGTGAACCGGGTTCCGGTGGGAACCAACTTCTTTCGGGATCGGTCGGATCGTGTCCTGGTGGAGAATGAGGTCGTCAAGTGGGATACCGCCTGGATTTACAAGGGGGATGCCCCTAACCGCTCGCTCTGGAGGCTCACCACGCGGCAAACGCCCATCGTCAAAGCAACCGGGGAGTATGTGGCGGCTGATTCCCCGCCTGATGTGACGGTTTATGTTGATGGCCGCTTGGCTCCTGTGGACCAAGTATTTGGCCCCACTGGAGAGATTGATCTGGTCAACACCTCGACTTGGGATCCTTCTACTGAGACGTGGGTGGAACCTCCCCTTCCTCTTACGGACGGAACCTCCACAGTAAGCGTGACCTACACCTGGGGACGGCAAGAACTGATTGGGGGTCTGGATAAGAAGTCCAAGGTGTTCTACCGCCTGACCACAATAGCGGTGGACCCCACGGGAGATAGCCCTTCTGGATTGGTCGAGACTCCTCTGGGTTACTCGCCTCCGATCTCTCCGATGAACTCCGAGAAGCTCGACTACATCTGGACGGAGGCGATCCGTAGAAATCGGTGGATTCTGGAACAGGGTGGCGAGCGAGCGAAGCTCTTCATCCGTCGGGTCAGTGGGACACCGTGCCGTTGTTCCTGGGACCCCCGCCTTCTGGAATACACGGAGCAGCCCGTGAACTCCTGCTTGTTCTGCTTTGGGACAGGCTACGAGGGAGGCTACGAAGGCCCAACCGACATCATCATCGGGCCAGATGATTCAGAGCGCCGGGTAGCACAGACGGCCAATGGCCGTCGGTTGGAGCACGCTTACGAAGTGTGGACTGGCCCAAGCCCTATGCTGTCCCAGCGGGACTTTATCGTGAAGCAGAACGGGGAGCGGTACTCCATCGGACCTGTCCGGCGAACTGCGGTTCGAGGGGTCATCCTTCAGCAAGCCTTCCAGATCGGATACCTGAGCACGGGAGACATTCGCTACAAGATCCCGCTGACGGGCCTCGAAGAGCTTGCATGGCCCGAGACGCGCTACACGCGCCCTCAGGATGTTCCCTGCGAGACATCTGACCCCCACCCAGTTGGGTTTGACTATCAGGCAACCCCAATGGGAACCGAAGTCCCGAAGATTGATGATGGCCGTGAACAGAGGGGGCGTACTCCGGTGTGGGCGAACATCACCTACGGCGGGAAAGGTTCCTGATGGCTCGCTGTGGCCGATGTGGGTTGTGGAACAAGTATCCAGAAGCCCACCATGAGAAGAAGTACACAGGCGTTTGCATGTGGTATCAGATTCGGTTGCCTGATGAAGAAGTCTTTGCTGAGCGGGAGTGCAAAGACTTCTTCGAGCAGATTCCAGGGCTACATCCCTTCGATCACTTCAAGTACAAGATCCAACGGGACAACCTGGGTGATGCCTACACGACTGCCAACCGGGCGAAAGTCATCTCCTACATCAGCATCACTCTGTCCATCTTGGGTATGGGTTTGGCTGTGTACAAAACCTTCTGGGGGTCGTGATGGCAAAGGATGGGGCACGCCTCAGGGGGGTTTACGGCAAGCCTTGGAGTAAGCTCGTGGGCCAGAAGGTAGACCTTACGCCTGAAGTGATGCACAAGGTCGGGGAGATCATCCTGCTGTCAGTTCAGGCTGAAATCCGTAAGCAGGTCGCCTTATCTGCTGGTCTGAGAGGGCGCGGACAACCTGTACCAATGCCCCGATCTAAGGCTTTTCAAGAATCCTTTGACTATCGAATCCTGGGTTCTCGAACCATCGAGGTGGTGTCAGATTGGCCCTACGCCAAGGTCTGGGAGGAGGGCAAAAAGCCTTACCCGATGAAGTGGCTTACAGGACTTGGGGCGGCTGGTGGTTTCGGAGAGGACAAAGCGCCTTTCAAGGAAAAGAAGCCAGGGAAGCCCCTTGCGAGCAAGTACGCGATCCCGATCATCACCGCGCAGGGTGAGGTCATCATTCGGTACGCGCCCTTCAAGACTGAAGACGCCTGGATTCATCCTGGATTTGCGAAGTACGGATTTCTTCAGAAGGGGATTCGCAAAGGTCGCCTCAAGGCTGCGGAGTACATCATCAAAACGTCGGTCATCTCTCTCTTAGAAAACGCGGACCCCCTTCTATGAGTGTTTTAGAAGCCAGGATTGAAGCGCGTGGGGGGATTGTGCTTATCGAGGATCTGGCCTTGCGCGTCCATCCGGGAACCCCGATTTGGGTATCTGTACCTCAAGCAAGAGCTTCAGCTTGTTTGACCCAACTCATCCGGCTGGGGAAGGTGACGGTATCGTTTAGGAAGAGGTGCAAGGTGTCCAAAGATCCACCCCGTAGACCCCCAGCTATAGCGGGTGCATTGAGCAGGCCCCGTAAAGGGGGGATGCAGAAGCCCTTCGGGAAGCCGGGGCAGCAGGACATCCAGAAAGCAGCGCAGCAAGCCGGGATGACGCCTGAGGAGGTAGCCAACCTTGTTCAGGCAGCAGCCGTAGCCGCCGCACAGCAGGCCGCAGCCGCCGTTGTGGGACAAATCAATGCCGCCAGGGACATCACCGATGTCGAAGCGCGGCTTCAGCGTACTATCGAGAAGGCTTTGCAGGCCCAGCCTGGAAACTCTACCAACTCATCCTCGGGGCCTGAGGAACCCGTTTACATTCCCACGGGTATCGTAAGGGACGATCTGGATTCAGAGGTTCAAGTGCAAGCAGCAGCGTCAAAGTCTGAAGAGGTGGATGACGCCGCGAAAGCCCTGAAAGCCCTGCGTCAGCGCAAAACAAGAGAAGCGATGTCCGGGAAGAAAACGTAGGAGACCTCATGGCTGCCAAAGAGAAAGCTGCGAAGACCCTTGGGGTAGGGTTGGACGTTGGGACGATGAACCTTGTTTCAGCACGCCGTAAGGGCGGGGATAAGGTGGAAACCTCGCGTATGCGGGACGCCTTCCTGGACCTGGAAGCAGGTGCGAAGAAGATGCTCAAGCTGTCCGGCGTGAACTTCATTGACCGGGGTGAAGAGGAAGGGATCATCGTTGTAGGGGATGCCGCGCTGGAGATGGCTAACGTGTTTGGGCGTGAAGCACGCCGCCCCCTGTCTCAAGGGTTGATCTCCGCAGGTGAAACGGAAGCTCTCGATGTCCTTGGTGTCCTTGTGAAGAACGTCTTGGGAGAGCCACAGGAAAAGGGAGAGGTGTGCTTTTTCTCTGTGCCTGCGGCTCCTGTGGACCAGGAACGCGACGTTGTGTATCACCGTGGCGTTTTCGAGCGGATTGTCACGGAGTGTGGTTACGACGCGATCCCCAGCAATGAGGCGATGGCGATCATCTTTGCCGAGACGGCAAAGGAGGGCTTTTCAGGGCTTGGGATCAGCTTCGGCTCTGGGATGTGCAATCTCGCCCTCGCCATCAACGGCATTGAAGGCTTGGCCTTCTCTGTGGCACGCGGAGGGGATTGGATTGACGAGGGGGCTGCGAAAGCTACCGGGTCCACCCGCTCTCGGGTTTGTGCCTTGAAGGAGAAGGGGATCGACCTTCTGAAGCCAGAGGGTCGGGAGCAAGAAGCTCTTGTCCTCTACTACAAGAGCTTGGTGGAGTACTGCATTGACCAGACTGCCCGTGAGTTCGCTCGAATCAAAGACCGCTTCTCGTTGCCCAGTGCAATCCCTATCGTTGTGTCTGGAGGCACCAGCCTCGCTGGCAGCTTCTTGCCCTTCTTTGAGCAGGTGTTTGAGAAGAAGCGGAAGCGGTTTCCCATCGAGGTCAGTGAGATTCGGCAAGCCTCAGACCCCATGAATGCCGTGGCGAGGGGCCTCTTGATTCAAGCTATGCAGGAATATGAAGAGTGACTCAGCAAGGCATCTGCAACATCAAAGCAGAGCGCGTCCGGGAAGGTGATTTGGTCCTGGTCGAGCTTCAAGAGGGCTGCGACTTGGAGGACAGGGCTGACCTCAAGGAGTCCTTCGATGACTTGGCCGACGAAACCGGGGCTTCTTTCCTGGTGGTCCCGGAAAACTTGATTCGGGATGTCAGGGTCATGACGTTGGCAGAACTCTGCACCCTTCAAGAAGCTATCGAGGCTCAGATTGCGGCTCTGGTAGCTAAAGATTGCGTGGGGCACGGGTAGCAGGAAGCCGGGGGCGTGCCCCCGGCTATCCCACAAGACTTTTCTTACTCTTCGCTGGCCCCGGAGTCATCGTCCCCGGAGTCATCATCTCCAGAATCGTCGTCGTCTCCAGAGTCATCACCGGAATCGTCATCGTCACCGGAATCGTCATCGTCACCGGAATCGTCATCGTCACCGGAATCCCCGGTGTCATCCGCAGCAGTGTCATCCGCAGCAGTGTCTCCAGAATCGTCGCCCTTGCTTCCGCAGGCGATGAACAGAGAGGCAAGCAAGCAATATAGTAGGTTCTTCATGTCGGTCTCCTCGATCTATGCCTATCAGGAGACCGGCTATCAAGGGACTACCGGATCTCATTGGTAAGGTTCCTATCCCCAGCGCAGGGTGGAGGTTCGTCTTGTTTGTCAATCTCACGGAGGGTATCCGACGCCGACTCTTGATGGAGTTGCGCCAGTTCTGGTCGTACAACTCCAAGTACCGGGAATCCTTGGTCCCAAACATTCAGGGGAAGTACTCCTTCAAGGAGAGGCCGCAGCAGGCCATCATCTTGAAGAATGCTTCGGCTACCCCCATGCAGCTTGCGGCTGATAACTTCCAGGGCACCGTGGTGTCCTACTGCCATCTCACCAAGGTCTTTGAGCAACCCGGTCTGGCGATTGAGTGGGTCCGGGAGGACGGAAGGGCTATTCGAGCCAACAACGGCATGTTTCCCTCCCCCGCAGGGGTTTACTACATTGAAATCAAGAAGGAGGACGCTTCTTTCCGGGGGGTGGTGGGAGAGCACTACGTCTTTTATGTGGACCCTCTACTTGAAGTGCGGGATGAATCCCCAGTTCCGATAGGGCCTCGTCTTTACGAGGTGTCTGCCGGGTCCTTTCATACTGGGTCTCTCCGGGTCTTTGAGATGCCTGGAAGCCTCCCTATGTACGACGGCATCAACTATGTCTCTGACCCTGCCACAGGGCAGATAACCCTCGCCAAGCCGGTGGGTCCTGGTAACTACCTGTCGGTGGACTACCGTTACGCAGCCGCCAGTACGGGGCCGTTCCTTGTTGGAAGCAACCAGTCCAACAACAGTGCTATTCCTGGGGTGGTGTTGGCCTTTGGCCGCAGCATCCAGGAAGACGACATCATGGCTGTTGTGGTGACTGAGATGCGGGAAGATGCTGCTTTGGAGTATGGCGGGCGATGGGAGATGAGCCTGGATATGGACATCATGGCTCGTGATGTCCATTCCCAAGCTGAAATCACAGATCGCACTGTGATGTACCTGCACGGCATCCTTCGCAACAACCTTTCTTCGGAGGGCATCGAAATCACGACGGTGAGCATGGGGGGCGAGGCTGAAGAAATCTACGACGAGACTGGTGACGACTACTTCTACACGGCCAGCATCTCAGTCAGCCTGTTGACCGATTGGGCTATTCACGTTCCCATGGGGGCTTCCTTGAGTAGGGTAGCCATGACAACAGTTGATAATGCCCAGGCCCTCGCAGGATTGTCGGATGAAGACCTTGCTGACTCAGGTTCCCCCACCAACCTCCGGTTGGCTCAGGATCTTAGGCTGGTTTCGCTGTCTGACCCCTGGTTCCGGGACAGAACACGCAACTACGATTTGATTCGGTAGCACCAACAGCAGGAGAGACGATGCCGTCCACGATTCGCAAAGGAGACAGGGGAAGTGATGTAAAGCTCTGCCAGGAGCTTCTCACTGAACACGGCTATGCCACGAGTGCCGACGGGATCTTCGGGTCCGGCACTCAGTCGAAAGTCATGCAGTTCCAGAAGGCCAAGGGATTGGGTGCTGACGGCGTTGTTGGCAAGAACACTTGGAAAGCTCTTCAGGCTAATGCTGAAGCAGAGGTGAAGAAGCAGCCTCCTGGACCGCTCCCTCCCGTGCTCGAACACCTCAAGTCACTTGGGCACGAGGTCATGTGGGAGGGGGACTTCCACTTGAACCTGTTCGGGATTCGTCACCCCACTCCTCAAAGCAACTCCTTTGATGACATCTTCGGGTGTGCCTACACTGAAAAGGGGTTGTGGAAAGTCCATTTTTGGCCGAGTACGACAGACCCAGGCACCTACTACCTGGAGCACCCGATGAACGTGGCTGGGACCGCCATCCTGATGCCGGGTCAGTACCACGCCTGGAAGATCGACCTCCATGGCGGCAAGTACGAAGCGTTGTGCCAGAGGGCAGCTTCTGTGAAGGTGTGGCGCGACTCGAACAAGGATGATGTCCTGGACCACCCCGCCTCTTCTGATGCTGAGGGCTGGTACGGGATCAACCTCCACCGCAGTTCGCTGCACACCGACACGGTCGAGGAGGCAGAGTCCGCGAAGGTTGGAAAATGGAGCGCCGGGTGTCAGGTCCATGCCCGGATCGACGCATTCAACACCATGATGCAACTCGCGCACAAGCAGCGGGACCTGTTGGGAATCGACGTTTTCAGCTACACGTTGATGGATCAGTGGTGGTAGGTCAGTAGGGGGTGGTGGGTAGAGTCTGCCCATGCAACCCCCCGACAAGATGAAGAAAGGTGGCTGGGACAAGGATGACCTTGTTCGGGTCCGTGTAAATCTGCCTCGAAGCGAGTACGAAGAGCTTGAGGCCCTGGCCCGCATCGAGGGCATCTCTGTTACTGACGCGATCCGACGCGCCATCAAGATGGACGTGTACTTCACCCACAAGGCTCAGGAGGGTTGCACGCTCCTCTATGAGGATCGCAACGGCCAGATGTTCCGTGTGAAGCGGTAGGCTGTGTCGTCTGACGTCCCCGAAGCACCTGTGGAGGTTCCTTCTCCAACAGAGGAACCCTACACCGGGATGGAGGTGGACCTCACAAAGGAGTCCCCAGGCTCCATGTGGAGTCCTTCGGCAGACTCCTATGACCCCAACCCGCAACGAGAGCAGGTTCGGGGGACTATCGCATGGGTGCTGTTGGGTATCTTCGGCCTGACTATCCTGTTTGCCTTCGTGGCTGTGGCCTTCAAGTGGACTGACTACGACAACATCAAGGACATGCTTGGCATCCTCCTACCGCCCATCACAGGGCTGGTGGGTTCCGCTATCGGCTTCTACTTCGGGCGAGGCACGGAGTAGGCTTACGGCTGGCCTCCCAGCATCTCCCACATCGCGTCGATGCCCATGACGGTGGTTCCTTGGGCACGGGCCTTCTTAGCCTTCCCAGAGGTGCTGTTGGGGTCTTTGCAGACCAGGATGCCCAGAGCCTTGCTTACGCTGCTCTTCACGGAGCCTCCCTGCGACTCGATGGCTGTGTTCATGCTGGGGTCACGGAACCCTGTCATGCACACGCTCAGGCCGCTCAGGACGCCTGTGGCTCGCTTCTGGATGGTCACGCCTGACTTGAGCAGCTTCTCGATGAGAGGAGCCTTGTCACGGATGCCAGCGTGGAACGCCTTGGCCTTGGTGTCACCCATGCCGGGGATGCGAGCAAGTGTCTGCTCAGTGGCGTGGAACAGGGCATTGATGTTGTCCAGTCCCGCGTCCACCAGCTTCTTGACCATGGAGCGGCCCATGAGGTCAATGCCGAGACTCCCCACGAAGACATGGAGGGGGAGATCCTTCTTGGCGTGGAGGTCAGTCAGGAAGATTTGGGCGTTGCCTCCGATGCGTCGTCCGTCGATCTCCATCAGGGATACGTCAGCGAAGCCCAGTGTGTAGAGGTCAGCCGGATCGTTGATGACACCTTGGCCGCACAGCCCGTTGATGGTGGTGTCGCCCCATCCAAGGACTCCGACCTTCTTCACCCAACGCTTCACGGCCCCTGCGGTCTGTGCAGCGCATCCAGCAGTGTTGGGGCACACGAGGTACTCACCGGAACGAGCAGCCCCGCAGCCACACTCAGGACATGCGGTAGGGATGAGGAAGGAGGTAGCATTTGAGCCGGGGGTGACAAGGGCTTCGACGTAGGGGATTACGTCGTTGCGGCGGGACACAAGGATGGTGTCTCCAGGCCCCAGGCTCGTGGACACTTTGCGGAGAACTCCCCGGCCCCCAGCCCATATGTGGGAAAGACGTTCGATGTTGCTGATGTTGTGGAGGCTGGCCTGCTTGACCTTGGCTCCAGCGAGGTCTACCACGTCAAACTCAGCGACCGGAGTGATGCGTCCTGTGTTGCCCACCTGCCAACGGATGTTCCGCAGGGTGGTTTCCTTGGCTTCGTGGGGGAACTTGTAGGCGATGGAGCCAGCCGGACGGTGGTTCTTCTCACCCATGCGGTGCCACTCGTCGGTGTCGTTCACGATGAGGACCAGCCCATCAATCTCGTAGTCCACGGTGGCACGAGAGGGGGTGAGGTTTCCGGCTACCTGTGTCTGCAACCCGGTGGGGTTGATGTACTGCTGGTAGTGGGCCTCAATGGGGGTGGCGTCGAAGCCGACAACTTGCCAGTGGGGAACCTCGAAACCCATGCCTGCCAACTCACCAAGCTCTTGCACCTTGAAGGACATGCGCGAGGAGCGACCTCGCGGCGTTGAGGTGAGGTAGGTCATCCCATCGTCAGGGATGCAGTCGAAGGCGATGACAGTCAGGTGCTTGCACTTGGAAGCGTCAGACTGGCGCTTTGCGGTTCCGGCTGCTGTGTTCCTGGGGTTCGACTCACCGGGGAAGTGGGCAGCGAAGTCTGACTTCTTGCAGACAATCTCTCCGCGCACGAACCCGGTCCACTTGGAAGCGAGCTTCGTGGGAACCTTCATCACCTTGACGTTGCGGGTGATGTCTTCCCCCATGATGCCGTCGCCACGAGTGATGGCTTGGGTGAGGGTTCCGTTGTCGTAGCGGATGCTGATAGAGATTCCGTCCAGCTTCTCCGCGATCAAAGTCTCGAAGGCAGTCCCTTTAGAGGGGGAGCCGATGGTGCCATGCCATGCTCGCATGTCCGTTTCGGTCTGGGCCTTGTTCAAGGAACCCATGGGAATGCGGTGCGGAACCTTCTGCCATCCTGACGTTGCGGCTGCGCCCACGTTGGAGAAGAAGGTGTTGGAGGGGTCCAGCTTACGAAGCTGATCCTCTTTGGCGTCGAACTCTGCGTCCGACATTACAGGGGTGCCGTTGTAGTAGGCGTCCCGTGCGGTTGTTAGCTCTTGAACAAGTGCTTGTGCAGACATGGTTGTCTCCTTCTCTCTCCTTACGGTGAGCCGAAGCCACCGGAACCCTCCCAAATGTCAACAAAGGGGGTAGCCACGCAATCCCGATACCAGTCTTCGTCGGTGGGGACTGCCTTCCTTCCCAGGACTGCGGCCACAATCTCGGTCACTACGCTGGCGTCGTGGACCTCAAGTCCCGACTTCTCCATGATGTAGGTGTAGTGGAGGATGCCGGAAGTGGGATTGATGGTGAATGAGGTGGCTCGCGGCAACCCACTCGCAGTCACCAGGACCATCCCCTGCCCGCCCCCTTGGAACCCCTGCTCCAGGTAGACAAGCACTACGTCATAGCGAGTCCCGTTGCCGGGTTCCCACTGGACATGAATAGCGTGTGAGTCAGTTCGTGTGGGTGCCTTCATTATCCTTCCTGGTGCAGATGCCTTCCTCGATGAGGTGTGTGGCGGTTCGTCCAAACCAGCCCTGGAGATTCCAGGCAAGTCCGGTGTCGATGAGGTGTTGCCAAGCGGCTACCTCAAGCTCAGCCTTCTCTTCATCAGTCTTGCCAGGGTTCTCTACGAACCCCTCTGCGATCCCGATGGCGTTGTAGTCAGTCATGCGCTTGCCTTTAGCTTGCAGCGAAGCCAAGCCCCCAGCAGCGGGAGGTTGGCGAGACTACCAAGTAGCAGCGCCCATTCACCGTGGCATCCCATTAGGTGTTCCATGCTATTCCTTAGAAGGGGAGAACGTCGTCATCATCAAAGACGATGGGAGGCGCAGGAGCTTCGACAGGCTCACCTGCTGCTGCACGAGCCGCTTCCTCGATGGCGTTGTCGATGCGACGAGCCTCGTAGGCGAGGTCCGGGTCCTCTTCGCAGGTGACTCGGGCGAGTTCCATGATGTCGTTGTCGGTGCAGGGCATGATGTTCTCCTTGAACTCTCTACGGGACTGGGGACCATTCGGAACCCCCGTCGGTAGAGTTGAGCAGGAGTTTTTTGTGCCCTTGTATGAGTTCCAGTGTGAAGAGTGTGGAACACGTTTCGAGCGGTTGTTCCGTCGGGTCGTAGACACCCCCTTCGTTGACTGCGAAGAGTGTGGAAAGCCTGCGAAGAAGATGTTGTCTGCGTGTAACCACACCTTCGCTCATGTCCCCGTGGGAGGTCCGCGCCCTCAGAACACGGGAGTCCATTCCATTGACTACAACGCGGATAGGGTCATTGGTCGAGATGCCGCTCGTCGTTGGGAGATGATGGAGAAGCGCAAGGCGCATAAAGAGGGAATAGTGCGGGATGAGCGTAAAGCAGGCAACGACATCACTCTTGACCATGTAGTGAAGGATGGGCGTGCCGAAGGCGGCTACCGAGCCATAAAGAAAGACGAGGTTGGCTACGTCAATGATCGACGGGAAGCATCTTTCCAGGTAGGGCAGCAAGCCTCGAAACAAAAGAAGAAGTGATCTCCGGTGGGCTTCCTATATCCGTAGCCCTTTGCAGGGACTCCCCCCTGCTCCTCCCTGTACGGGACGGTTGAATGTCTATTGGCACCGCTGTGCTGACACCTTCCTGAGCTTTACGGCTCAGGCCGATCATTTCGGAGGACAGACCCGTGGCATTTCCCGGAAGCATCTACGCACCCCCTGGCGTTTACACCCAGACTTTCTACGAAGACCCTAATGTTGGACTGGCGGCCTCCGTCACGCTTCCTCTTGTCATCGGGACAGGCTCTGAGGTTTTGGTTCAAGAAGGTCTCCTGCTGGTTCGGGGGTCCTCCTCCACTGTGGATCAGCGCATCGTCCAAGAGGACGAGGCAGGCCGCGCCGTGGTCAGCATCTCGGATGCTGGACTCGTGACTCGCGGAGCCTTCGACGGCACACTTGCCCGCCTTCAGACCAAGCACTACCCCATTGTTAGCGGTAACGGGACAGGCACCACAGCCACGGATGCCTCCAACGTCAGCGTCACAGTGAACGGCGACCCTGTGGTGGTCTTGGCTATCACGGGTGCCACGGGCATCCTGAAGCTGTCCGTCACTCCTGAAGAGGAAGATGATGTCCGGGTCACCTACTACTTCAATCGCACCGACACCCTGATTACCGACACCCTTACGGATCAGGAGTCTGCCACTGGCCCTGAGATTTACGCCTCCGTTGGGGAGACTTACGCAATCACGGAAGGCTCCAACGATGAGTTGAGCTTCCTTGTGGACAGTTCTGAGACAGTAGAGGTGACACTTACTGCGGGCGCTGCGATGACAGCAGCGGACATCGCAGCGAACATTGACGCAGCTTCTGCGGCGGCTGGAAGTACTCTCGCGGCAGTGACGGCTACCGACAACTATGGGAACACGGTTCTCAGGCTTACTGCGAGTCGGGACATCTACGTCAACAGCGCCAGCGCCAACACCGCCGTGGGGCTGACTGCAAGCACGGACACAGACCGGAACAAGGTCTTCTACACCATGCAGAGTCCTGTGGTGGACGGCAGAAACGAAGGTTTCGCCAGCACTGACCCTGCGGATGTCACTGTGAAGGTTGATGGCGTCCAGGTCATCCCGAGCGCCTTGGACGGTCAGACTGGAGCAGTCACCCTTCCGTTCGCTCCTGAAGTGGGTGCAGTTGTTACCTGCCAGTATTACTTCAACTCCTGGCAGGACACTTTCGACTACCTCGCCCACAGGAATGTCACTGACATCCTGCTCTGCGGCGATACTGCTGACCGTTCGGACTACCTGGACGGGGCCGACTTCGTTCTTGAGGACGACCTCATTGTATGGGGGAGTGCGGTTCTGGTTCGGGCTGGGGAGCACACGGCTGGAAACACCTACTTTGACGACACGCAGATTGCTGGGATGTTGGTAGACACTCGCTTCTACCTCGCTCCTTGCACTCCGGTGACGGATACGTCTGGAACGCCCTCGGTCGAGAACCGGGTTGATTGGAACCTTGCTGGCTTTGTTCCCACCACAGGGAACGGACGAAGCACGCCTCTTTCGGCTTCGACCTTTGCGGAAATCTCGAATAACCGCGTGGACTTGGCTACCAACCGACCTGACCTTGTGTACGCCTACTGGGGATTCAACATCCAGGACGCGATGGATCGAGGCCGTGTAACGGTGACCAAGGTAGACGGTCTGGGCGGCACGATGACTTTGGAAGAGCCTGTCCCGGTCGGCGCAAGCGTCTGGGCTACCTTCTATTACAACACCCTTCAGGATGAGCTTTACACCCTTTCGGTTGCTTCGGAAGGCGGTTCCGGGACGGGTACTTACACGCTCGTGAACGGAGACGGAGACTCCGTCTTTACTCCTCTCTTTGTAGGGAAGTCGGCAGCCCTCGCTACCGTGACAATCCAGTTCCCCAGTGGTTCCGAAGCCACCCCGGACTGCCGTTTCGAGTCTCCCTCCAGCGCGACCCTCTTCACGGGTCCGGTGGAAGAAGACATCACAATCACGTTCGCAGACCAGGACGCCACCCTCGCTAAGTACACACTGCCGGGTGCGGGTCCCTACGCCATCATCAACAACGCTTCGGATCAGTTCGACGTTGAAATCGACGGCGCAGCCATCACGGGCGGCGAGGTTGATTTGGGTGATCCCACGGGCCACGGAACTGGCTTCGGCGGCACCATCACAGGCGATGAGATTGCCTACGACGCTGCCTCGGGTGGAATCACCTACGTCATCGACTCCACCAACGAGGTCGTCACCTTGCAGGTGGACACAGTTTCCGGGTCCTCGAACATGATTCGGGCTGTTGCTGTCCAGGGCGCTGCCCAGACGGGTGCGGACTATGTCACGGCCATCAATGTGGCTGCGATGGGTGACTTCGACACTTCTGTGGCTGGCGGTGCATCCACCATCCAGCTTGCAGCGACCTCCTCTGACGTAGACGACTACTACGTTGGTTGGAACATCCGTGTCACTTCGGGTGTCGCCGCCGACGATATTCGCACTGTCACTGGGTACGTTGCGGCGACTCAGACGGCGACGGTCGGTGTTGCTTGGACAGGCGCTCCTGGTGTTGACACCTACCACATCTACGACCCGGACACCCTTCCCACCATCGCCTCCACGACTCGGTTCGTGTCCGGCTACACCATCGCCGTTGCGGGTGAGTACGACTCCATCGACTTCACCTACACGGGAAGCGTCACGACTGGCTCCGGGGTCCTCACTGCGACGATTCCGGGACCTCTTGCCTACCCGACAGGAGCGAACTTGGCTGCGGCCATTGAGCTTGCCATGAACACCCAGTTGGCCGCTGCTGGGACTATGTCAACTGCCGCCATGGCAGCCCAGGTGACCGTGACCGCTGATACCAGCGGCAGGATGGTCATCTCGCTTTTGCCGGACGCCACGGACACGAACGGTGGTTTCCTGGAGTTCCTCGACTCATCTGTGGCTGCTGCGAGTGATTTCTGCATCATGGCAGGGATTGACACGGATGCTGCTCCTCAGGGCGGGCAGGCAAAGCTGGTCAACAGCCAGATTGCGCGTCGGTTCACCATCGCGGCCCCGACTACGGGCGCATTGCTGAATGACCGCATCATCCTTCGGAACCGTCTGATTCCAGGAAGCAGCGGAAGCCAGGACGGCCAGCGCGTCCTTGACCAGTGCCATCTGGAAGTTGTCAGCGGTACGGGAACTGCCCAAGCTGGACTCTCCTCGGGCGAGAAGGGCTACGCGGGTATTCGCGGAAACGTGATGTCCCCGACCATGGGCAGCATTGTTGGCTTCCCGGACGGCCAGATTTCAGGTGCAGGTGATGCCACTGACGGGATGCCTGCCATCACGTTCTTTGGGCCTGGAGGCACCACCGCGCAGAACAACGAGTTCAAGCTCGTGTGGGAAGGCAACTCGATTCCGTCCATCACGTTTACGGACATTTTGGGCAACGCCATCGGTACCGCAGCTTCGGCTGATGTCGCGCTGGGTCCGGCAAGTGTTGCCAACACCGTCATCTCACAGATTCAGGCGGCTATGACTGCTGCTGGCCTCACTGGATTCGACCAGGAAGGCGCTGGCTTCCGCTTGCGGGGTACTGGCTCTACCGGTTCTTCTACCATCGTCATTGGGGACGGTAATGCCAACGAGGCCCTCGGCCTTGACGAAGGGGACATGGCTGAGATCACCCCCGTGGAAACGGAGGTGCTTACTTCAGCACTCATGGCGAATGGCGACACTGGCACGGTAGCCGATGCCATCCTGGATTGGGATGTCGGGGGCGGTGGCGCTGGCTCGTTCACCATGGTTGCCTTGGCGAAAACCGTCAAGAATGAACTCAACGCAGAGTTCCTGTTCCTTCAGAGCATCGCAAACGGAGGCACCCTCGGTACGGCTACCAGCATCATCTTTGACGATGCGGCTGCCAACTCGGTCACCCGTCATGGAACGGGCCTTGGTGTGGAATCAGGGGACGGAAACACTGGTGAAGCAGCGGTTGAGGGCTTCACTGTTTCCTCTTCCGACACCATCAACGGTTCGGGAACGGCAGACACCTCTCTGCTTTCGGGAACTGGTGCAGGCCAGGACGGAACCGTGGGGCAGACTTACCAGGATCTGGTAACGGGCTTCACGTTCACCGTGCTTGACCGTGAAGGTACTGCTGCCTACCCCGCCACCACTACCTTGACGTTCTCTTCTCGGAGTGTTGTGACTTGTGACTCCAACCTTCCGGTGAACTCCGTTCCTGGATTGGAGCTTACAGTCTCCAACACCACGGGCTGTGCGGTAGCAGATACGGCTGAAGTGCAGACCTACGAGAAGGGCGGTGAAAGCCCCGGTGTCGGAGACACCTACTACGCCAGCTATCAGTACACGAAGCAGGACTTTGGACCCAGAGTGTTCACGAAGCTCCAGTCGGTAATCAATGCCTACGGAGCCTTGAACCCCAACAACCCCGCCAGCTTGGGAGGCTATCTCACCTTGCTCAATGGGGCGGTTGTTCTCGCGGTGAAGCAGGTCCAGAAGGACACTGATTCAGACAGCGATGGGGTCCTGGACAGTGCCTCCTATGCCAACTGGATTACGTCGGTCGAGGACATTGAGGGGTCTCTCCCTGGAGGGGCCTACCCCAACATCCTGGTTCCGATGAAGGGCGACAGCCTGGACTTGTTCAACTACTTGGCGCGTCACTGTGACATTCAGTCCAGCATCCGGTATCGCGCTGAGCGTACTTGCCTGGGCGGCTTCGGGGCTGGCACCCAAAGCAAGACGGCAGGGGACTGGTCACAGGCGATTGCTCGAACTCGGCTCCGCTTGGTGTACCCCGACATCGTGACGCTTTCTTTGGCGCGAGCCGATGGAAGCACGGACAGCTACCTCGTAGACGGAAGCTACTTGGCCTGCGCTCTTGCCGGTAATCGGTCTGCTTCCAGCATCGACGTTGCTACCCCATGGACGAATACCCGTTTGTTCGGCTTCGACGCTCTGGGTAGAACGCAGGATGCTGTGGAGAAGAACCAGACCGCAGTGAAGGGCCTCACGGTCATCGAACAGGCGGGTGCGGTCCTCAAGGTTCGGCACGGGCTGACCACGGACATGTCCAACGTCCTGACCAAGACGCCAACGGTCGTGACAATCGCGGACGAGGTGCAGCGTCAGTCACGGGCAACCCTGGAGCGGTTTATCGGCCTCAAGTTCCTGAGTGGAATCACGAGCCAGATCGAGACCCAGCTTTCGTTGACCTTGAAGAGTCTGGTGGCTCTCCAGATCATCGCAGCCTACACCGGGGTTGCGGCAAACACTTCTGCCGACGATCCGACTGTCGCTGAGGTGGAAGCCTTCTACCAGCCGGTGTTCCCGCTGCTCTACATCGTGATCACTTTCAACCTGCGTAGCAGTTTGTAGGGATACCCAAAGCAGATTGACGAC